TGTATCGGCTGACAAGCCGTACCCGACGTTATCCCTTGTCGATAGCCTGAAGCTCCTGAACTGCGGGTCCCTCATCGGGTTGTTCGGGTCTCCTCGATCCCACAGGTCCGCGTAGAAGTTCTGACCCTCCGTTGGTGTTCCGATGAAGTGTAAGGGCCCGCCAGTAGAGAGCCGCCGTAGGTTCAGCACCTCTTGGTAGATCAAGTCCAGATAGGGCTCGAACGCTGCCTCGTCGAAGGAAATTCCGTGCATGTCTTTCCCAAGCAGCGCTTTGGCCTTGTCTTGCGTTGTTCGGAAGTGAATGTTTGCCCCGCCGAACGTTGGGTGAATCTTGATCCACGGATACTCCCCTCGGTACTTCTTGTCGTATGTTGCGATTGCCCCGATCTCCTTCGTGAGCGGGCAGCCATTCCCCTTCTGGGCTGGATGGATACCCTCGAGCATAATCGAGAGCTCCCTGTAAACTAGTTCTGCTGTCTCCTGCTGGATGCCGATATGATACCACTCATACGGCTGACTCATCCAACGTCGAGCGTCGTTGTCAGATCCGTCGGGGGATTTAGACCCGAGCTTGTAGAAGGCATGATGAAAACAGACGACCGCCATCGCCAGCGTTTTCCCCGCACGATTTCCAGCAGAGACGACGGTCGTGAGATATCTCGGTCTCCACCCAGATTCATCTCGCTCTGCACAGGCTTTCCACCATTCGACCTGTCCAGGGTTTCCCTGGATGCCAAGCCACCTGCGAGCAAAGAACTCGACGTCAGTGCGGCCGAGAGCCAAATCGTGTGCAATAGATCCTTGCGTGAGGTCAACTCGCAACCCTCTTGTCCTTCCCCTTATTTCGTGCGCTGATCGCACGCGCCTTCGCCTTTGCGTCAGCCTTGCTGCTTGCTCCCCACGCCTGAAGGCTTAGGAGGAGTCTTGTCGGTCGGCCCTTCTCGTCTCGCTCTGGACCAGGCATTCCGCCCATCCGAGCAAGGAACGAAGCCCTTCGCGGGTTATCCCCGCTCTTAACTGGGGCCTTAAGCGTCCCGCCAGTCTGCGCCTTGTAGGAAGCACGGCCAGCGGCGTTTAGTCCGCCCTTTGGGTTCTGCCCAGCTTTACGCTGCCACGCTGCAGTTTTTGGCATTACTTCTTCTTGGCGGTCTTGGCTGAATCTTTAAAATCTTTGGCGGTAGGTGCACCCTTAGATCCTACCTTGCGCATCCTTTCGCCAGACCCAGCGGCAATGCGCTTCTTCTTGTCGTTAATGTTGGAGTAAAGTCCTCGCTTAACTGGTGGCATTACATCCCCTTCTTGCTTGTGCCCTTGACAGACTTTCCAGTTTTCTTGGCGTAGGCCTCAGCGGCTTTCTTGCCCTTATCGGTGTATGCGAATTCCTTCTTACCTACCTTTGGCATTATCGCGCTCCTCTCGTAAGCTTCGGTCGGAACTTAGGTGGCCTGCCCTTTGGCGTGCCAGTTGGCTTTGGCGGCCCCATCTTTGACCCAGGAACTGGTGTTTCTGGGCTGTCATAATAAGGATTTTGAACAAACGCAGGCGCCTCATAAAGAGGTCCACCGATTGGGCTTGGTCTAGGCCTGCGCCCAGCAGGTTGATCTGCTTGTGGCGTCTTAGTCATACCGAACTTTCCAGATTGCATGTCTTTAAAGAAGTTCATCATATCCTTGGCAATACCGCCACCAAGGCCAATGTCTGCCTTGCGGCCAAACGATGCTCGGCCGAACCCACGCTTGAATCCAGCCTTGCCGTACCCTGGTCCGCCAAATCGGGTTCCGCCGAATGTACCGCGCTTAGCCATTAAATGTCAAACTGCTTGTCAGCAGCCGCCTTCTCCTCTGGGGACTTTTCCTTTACACCGAACGCGGTGTTCTTCGGATCAAGATACTTCACAAGGATCTGGAGACCAGAGGCAAGACCCGCCGAGATAATCGTGCGGAAGTCGCCACCAGAAATGTCCAGAAGCGGGATACCAAGACCAAGGGCCACTGAGATTGAAACCGTTACAAATGTGCGGAGGAACTCAACGAGGGCCTCATCGATGCCAGTGTTGTCCTTGATGTCCTTAATCCATGCTTTAAAATCTGCGTACATGTTTACTCCTACTTCCATTCTACGATGGCAACGTGCTTGAAGGCCGCGCCACCAGTCTGCTTCTTCTTGCTTGCGGCAATCTGCTTAAGCTGCTCTTCGGTCACGCTGACCCCGAACTTCTCCTTGCCTTTGCCGCTGCGCGTGGGGCACGCCCACTGCCAGCCATCAATTGCATCCCAGGCAGCGGCGGTCATGTGGCCGTAGCCCTGAGAAATGTGTTTCTTGTCCTTCTTTAGCCAGTAGTTCTGCCACTTCTTGTGCCATTCGCTGATCTCCACAGGCGGGTAATCCACAGCCTGTTGGACCCAAACAATAAGGCCCGCGCCGCGATGGGCCGAAAGGACGACATCGTCCCACGACTTTGCGTAGCGAGCCTTGGCGCCAAGCTCCTTGGCTGTCTTGATAAGATCGCCGAGCGACGAGCCGTTGTCGGACACGCCTTCCTTCTCGACAAAGCCAGTCGCCTTCGCCTTGGCTTTAATGCCATCCCCTGCAGACGGATCTACCACGTACTTGGATGCCCACGCTACGGCCGCTGCCGTGCTGGACGGGCCGCAGTCGTCGAGAATGCCGCCCTTTTCCACGTGATCGAGTTGCGACTTGACCTTAAACTTCATGTTATTCCTTCCAGCGTAGTGGCCCCGTGACGAGCCATGCGATTGTTAAGAGGGCGAAAATGGTTCCCATCGTGGTCTGTGTCTGTCCTTCAGGCAGTACAACGACTGCGAAGAGAAGGCCCAGAATTGTCCAAGCGCCCCCAATTAAATCTAAAATAATGTTCTTAAACACGGCGATTGATCCTTCCTGCGGCCGCAGCGGCAGCTGCTGCAGCTTGGGTACTTATAAGCGCCACAGCTACTGGCTGAGCGGCTGCCTTTTCCCCCGCATCAAGATCCTTTCCGATCTCTCCAATGTTGGCTAATGCTTCGAATACTTCTCCTACTGCCTCAATGGCCTCGTCTAGGCTTGGCAGGACAATGTCAAATTCATCAACAGGATCAGGTTCAGGAGCAGGCTGCTCAGTAGGAGCAAGTTCAGGCTCTTCTGTAGGCTCAACTGTTGGATCCTCCGACGGCTCGGGCTCGGCAGTCGGCTCTGGCTCTGGTTCTTCACTTGGCTCTGGATCTACCGAGGGCTCAGGCTCTGGAGTCGATTCAGGAGTTGGATCAGGAACTGGCTCTGGCGTTGGCTCTTGACTCGGTTCAGGCGTCGGCTCAGGTGTTGGCGTCGGCGTCGGCTCGGGCGTAGGCTCTGGCGTTGGGCTCGGCTCTGGAGATGGATCAATTGATGGCTCCGAACTTGGCTCTGGCGTTGGAGTGGGCGCTGGCCCTACAACCCAGGTTGTGTTGCTAATCTGCAAGAACCCAGCTCCGCAGCATGAGTCCAGGGATAGGATGCGAAACCCAAAAATTCCACCAGCGGTAATGTATCCGCTGCTAGTTCCGCTTGCTTGCTGTGTGTGGTTTGCAAGATCTGTCCATACACCGTCCCAGATAACCTGCGGGCGGTCAAAATATGCGTTGTCTGTGGTCCAAAAGGTCCAATCAAAGCTCGCAGTCTCTCCAATCGATGAATCCGTCGTAATCCCAGTCGTCGTGTTTGTCCACGGCTGGCCTGTCAATACGTTGTTTGACCCTTCGATAAGGATTTGCCCTTCGCTCAGCGTAATTGTCCCGTTCGCGTCGATCTGTTGGTCCCACTCGTCGGTGTCCTCGAGCGCCATTACGCTTACTGGACACGCTACGATTGTTAGGATCAGTATTAGTACCCACCTCGTCAATGAACCCTCCTGCCGCAAATGCAGAGCTTCTTAATCTCCCCACTTTCGACAAGTTCCCTCGCTGTCTTGTACCGTCGTACGGTCTCTTTTTGGAAGAACGCAATCTCTTCCTTGCTTAAATATTCTTTATGCAACATGAATAAGTGCCTGGCCCAAGACTTCGTGTGGTAATCCTGCGTCCACAAGTGCGCCAGTTCATGCAACACGGTTTCTGGGTGCGTATCACAGAGCTCGATGGACTTCTTTACGTCGTCCGCTACCCCCATATCGCACTCTCGGTTGAACCAGTGGTGGTGCAACTCGATAAATGAAACTGGAATCTTATGCCGATTGACGATCCTGGAAGCCATTCGCAGGCTTCTGCGCCACTTCTCGTACCCCCGCATTGTCATCCAGAAGGAGGTCTTGACCCTGAACGGGTAGCTCTTCAGCTCCTTCGCCTCCTCCGTCCACGGCAACAGCGTAAGCGGTACCTTCGAGTATAGGAGATCCTCCAAGAATGCCAGCAAGGGCGAGGGTGAGTTCGCGGTCACTATTCTTCTCCTGTCTGCGGTCAATAATTTCTTGTGCTCGCAACCCCTCCGCGAGGGTCGGTGTCAGCTGGCCCGCTTCAACCAGGCTCATCACCTGATCTCGCACCAGTCCCGCCAGGTCCCCCTTGAACTTGATTGTTCCTTGCTGCTTCTTTAGTACTTTTGCGGCCTCGATTCTGGCTGTCTCGTGTGCCGTTGTCAAGTGTTCGCGCTTGTGCTTGCCGATGGTAATGCGACTAACGTACGCGCCCTCATCCTTTAGCCAGTTTGACACCGCAATGTCGCTCATCCCCTGCGCAATCCGCTTGTTAATAAGATCGACAAGTGGGCTGCGACAGACGTGGCACCCAGTCAAGACGGGGGCCAGCTCGGTCACTCAGGCGTCTCTTCTGGTGCTGGTGGAGGCGCGGTTACTACCTCTTGATTTGGGTTTGAGAACGTTGTCCCGTCCCAGTCCCAGCCCTCTGCTGGGTTCTGCCCCGAGTATTCAGAAAGATCTACAAGGGTAAATAGGTTGCCAAACTTAGACTTGACTGAACCGTCGTAAGACGCTGGCAGATCAAAGAACTCTCTGTCTGCCACGGCGCATAGTTTGACCTTTCCGTCAACAACTACTGCCCATTCTTTAACTACTCCTGCCATACAACCTCCACATATCCGCTACCGCCGTTGCCACCAGAGGCAATTGTGTTGACTGTAGCGCCGCTCCGACTCCCTCCTCCGCCTGAGCCAGTATTGGCTACTGCGTTTGTTCCGTTAGTAATCGAAATAGCAGATGGTGCTGCATAATATAGTAATTTTCCAGCAGATGATTCGGTAAAAACCATTGATGGAAGTCTCGTTACTGACGCCGCCCCTAAGCACGTAAGAAGGCTTTGTCCGCCCGCCCCTAGACCCTTATACGAGTAACCTGGAATGAAGAAAGTTCCATTTTGGAGATTTCGTTCATAATAATCATTCCTTTTTACATTTTGGTACGAAGTCGTTGCTGATATAGTATTGTATGCAATATCACCAACCTCACCATTACTGCCTGGCTCATAAAAATACAGGCACGGAATTGTTCTTTGACTATAGCCATCAAAATACGTGTAACTTGTAGAATTTGCAACGTCTCCTACTGATGTGAGATCGCTTTTTGTTGAGAGAAGAATTGGGCTTCCAGCACCGCATCCGTGACCACCATTAGTTCCTGGGCTTCCAAGGTGAAGCACGCCCCATCCACCCATTGATCCCCCTGGGTTACTTGTTGGTACATATCCAACACCAAGAAGATAACTTACTCCTCCTTGACCTCCTGGAGCAGTAAATAGCGATCCGAATGTCGTATCGGTTCCGTTTGAACCAGCAGCGCTTGTATTTGCCCCAGCACCACCAGTTCCAATTGTCACGGTGTAAGTTGTTCCAGGAGTTACTGGAAACAGTTCATCAATAACACCTCCCCCGCCTCCTCCGCCTCCTATAGCCGCAGTACTCGAATTATTACCTCTTGATGCCCCGCCACCACCTCCGCCGCCAACAGCAAGTGCTTTGATGGAATAGACTCCAGCAGGTGCGGTCCACGAACCAGATGCGGTAAACCGTGCGACACGGATCCTTCCAGATCCAGTCTGTAGATTATTATTAACGCTCATTGTTTATCTCCTACGCAATCTCTGATCCGTATGCCGAAAAACTTAGATCGGCACCAGATTCATATACGGTAATCACATCAGCAGCGTTCAAGCACAGCGCGATGTTGTACACCGTCGTTGTATTTGGGGCGATCACTGTGTCGTATGCAAGGTAGTGCTTGTTCTCAAGTGTTTCCCCATCTGGTCGAATTGCAATCCTGTAGGAGAGCGTCGACGTAGAGATGTTTGCCACTACCAGGCAAGAGATCACCGCCTCGGTTGCTGAGGGAACGGTGTAGAGCGTGGTCGCAGAAGCAGCAGATGGGCTGATCTGTCCAAGAACCTTGTAGCTTGTGGCCATCTTATACTCCTGTCAAAAACATTGGGTTAAATCCAGCTTGTACTGGCTGGAATGTGGCGTTCCCCGCGCCGTCAGAAGTAAGCACGGTATCTGCCGCCGCTGCCTCTGGATCAATCTTTGCAGCGGTAACTGCCTTGTCAACAATCTGTGGAGTGTCGACTAGATTTAGGTCGGTTGTTTTACCAATACTCA